CCGATGTCATCAAGTGGATCATCTACACCAAACTTCATTTTACCTTTACCAACCATAGAACGAGCTATATTTCTAGTTGGTTCAGTGGTATTGATACCACGAATATCTGTGATCGTAGACCACAATCCATAAAACATTTCTTTGCGTTTACCAATTTCTGGTGTATTAGCAAATGCTTCTGATATTAATTTAGATTCTCTTTGTGGCAATACAAGACGAGCCAAACGATACATTTGATCTGGTGCATCTTTAGCAATAACATCTAGTTCATTATCTTTGAACATAGGAGCAATACTTACTTTACGCTTTAGATTATCAATACGAACATTAATATCTGCTGTTGAAAATCTAACTGAACCAAACTTCTTAGACTTATTAAGAGCTTGTACAGATTGTACTATCTGCTCTTTGCCTTCTATAAGGGCCTTATAAATACCAACATCTGTAGCATCTTCGCCAAAGAACTGTGCGTTAACTAACTCATTTCCAATTTTATCAATATTAAATAATTGATTAGCAGTAGTTAATGTTGCTACTCTAAGTTGACGGGCTGGAGTCAAACGAGGTGCAATAACTTTTCTGCGACCATTAGACCCTGCCATCATTTCGCCAGTTTGCTTAGCGTTTAGAAAGAACCCTTTAGCAGTTAATACATCTTCAATAGGCTCATCTGCCTTATTAAAACTTTGAATTACTGCAGGACCAAATTCAGGTGCTAATATAGATAAATCTTTTTTGATCTGGGTAACGGCAATTGTATCTTTAGCATCTTGTGCTTTGCGTAAGTCTTTTAGTTTAGCCCCGTACGCATCCCAGAAATTTTTAGTTGATGGAAGATCAAAGTATTGATTGAACTTAACGCCATCTTTTGCCGCACTTCCAGTGATTACTTCTACTGAGTATTTACGAATATCGTTTAGAGTTTTGACCTTACCTGCAAGAAGTAATGGATCAGCAAATACACGATATGCAGCATCTATTGAACCTGAGATTGCCTTATATGCAAAGCCAGATCCTTCTAAAAATCCAGGCAGTAATAAGTTAGCAATTTGGCGACCAGGAGAATACTTGGATGCTTGGACTGCATCTAATGTATCTTGGAATAATCCTCTAGCATTTTCTTCTTGATCCTTATTATCATAGCCAGGTATATTGACTCTGTTAGGATCAGCAAGCATTAAATATTTTTGTTGTTCTGGTGTAGCAGTTTTGATAATTTCATCAATCTTTTCGCCAGATGCTATACGCATTGCTACATCTACTGCTTCATTACCAAATTTACTACGAGCATCTTCAATACGATTTGGGTTAAACTTCTTATCACCTTTATCGTTTGCTTCTTTCCAAGCAGTTTCTAAGTCAACACCTTCTGCTAAAGATATAGCTCCGGTACGATATAAACGAGTAGAAAAATCTGATACATTTTGTAGACCAGCAAGAACTTTACCGCCAAGATTTGCTACTTGACCACCAGTATAATGCCAAGCAGAACCTAACCATCCACGAGATGGTTGAGTCATTGGGTCTTCATTACCCATAACTTTTACTAAAGAGTCTTGTTGAGCAGGGGTATATTTACCTGCTTGACGTTGAGCAAGTTCAGATGGAAGATTAGATAATTCTTTATGAACTGCTAACAGTTTACTTAGACTATCTACCTTGCCTTTTTCTTTATCTGATAAACCTGCTGCATATGCTGCTGCTTTTAAGTTTTCAGACACTATTGACCTCTTGCTGTAACCTGCTGATAAAGAATTGCTACTTCACCACTTTGGTCGTAGGGAATCATATCGGCTAAAATATCTGATAATTTTCTTTCAGCAAATTTAGATTGCATCATTAAAACTTCTGGACCAGCACCATCACCAGGTAATACACCGGTAGTAACCGGTTCGTCTCTGCGTTGGCTTGGTGCAAATAATGAAGTCACTGGTTCTTGCATCACTGGATTAGCAGGTCTTCCACCTACATCATCTGCAACACCACGAGTCTTTGATTTAATTGCTGCAGTATTAAGTTGAGATATATCATCTCCGTAAAATTGTGATCCTAATTCCATATCTGTTCTCTTGGAGAATTTACCAGGGCCTGATGCTCCTGCTAATGGGCCTCTTGCCATTATTCCTCCTTTAAAGTTTCTAAATCTTGTGCGAAGTCTTGCCAGACTTTCGTCTCATAAGTTTTTTGGTTTGAATGATAGATAGCTAATTGGTGCAGATCATCTGCAAGTGCTTCTATTACTGATGTTAAGTTTAAAAAGAATCCCGATACTATTACAAAGTAATCAGACAGACGCACTGGGCGATTAAGATTATTATCTTTGTCCACCCAGTGCTCCTATCATTTAAAATAATTTAAGCCTTCTTGCCCTTGCGACCTGCTGGTGTGTATCCGAAGAATACCTTTCCAGTTGTTGGCTTAGGTGCGTTCTTTGGCTCTACAGGCTTTGCTTCTACTGCTTTCGCTTGTGATCCCTTGTTCATTTATTCACCTCCCTTATTATGCTGCGCCGCCGATAGAGGCGAGTAGTTGTGCGATATCTGGTTGAGGTTGACCAGCAGCAGGGGCCGCTCCGCTTTGTTGTTCTGGAGTTGGCTGCGAGGCAGGGGCGGGGGCCACTCCTGCTACTGGAACTTGTTGTTCTGGCATTACTGGTGCTGGAGCCACTGGCTCTGGAGCAAATGCCTTTGCAATAATTGTTTCTAGTTGTAATCCTTTTTGTCTGCCCGCAATGACATCAGCGATTCTAGTAATAACCTGAGATGGGTCTTGACCCTGCGAGGCAAGAGCCGGTATAGCTTGAGCATACTGGGCAACAGCAACACGAAGAGAATCACGCATTTCTTCAATGTCCACCCTTTGTTCTTCTTGCGTAACATTTAACTCCATAGGGATTTCTCGGCGTACATAATCTCTTGATACTAATTTGTCGCTACGCATTTGTAGTAATGCAATGATGGCTCGGTTAGGATCCATACCAGACATAATGCCGTAACGTACATCTACACCATACTCGCCTTTAATATCACGAGATGGAATATATTTAAGTGTATAAGGTGTACCGTCATCGGTTCCCTTAATTTGTTTGGTTACACTACCAAAAATCTTCTCATCTACTTCAAAGCATAGAGATACCATTTCAGTAAACAAGCGAGCAAACTGTGCTTGTGCTGCTTTAACCTGTGTATCAAAGCCAGCCTGTAGTGCTTGCACACCACGACCAGTTACAACAGAGGCATCAATATTACCTGAGCGAGTTTCTGGATAACGAGCACCCATACGAAGTTCACGCTCTAATACACCAGATTCTGTAAATACTCCTGCTGGTAGTTCTAGTGGGACTCTACGAATACCTTGTGGATTAGCAGAACGCATAATTGCATCTGGTCCCAAAGCAAGTTCTTGTACATCCTGTGGAATAGCAATAGGTGCTTGAATAGATTTCTCAGCAGCTTGAATCTGCAATACTGCAAAACGAGCACGGGCTAACTGAACAGATAGAATGTCATCAAACTGACCACGAGCCTCACCATCAAGGGAGGATCTCATTGCTACATTTGCTAGACACTTACCTACTGGGTTAGGTATGTTAGCTAATATTAAATTTTGACGTTCTGGTAAAAATATTAAGTCTTGATCTTTGTCGTGATAACGAACCAAAGATACTGACGGAGATCCCTGTTGCCATCTATTGTTAGGCATAATCTGGGATGCGTACTCTGGGTACTGCGCTGCTAAAGTCTCAGCATCTGTAGATACAACCTGTACTAGAGATACAGTTCTACCAAAGCGATCCATCTCAGGATAAACACCAAAAGGATTTAGTAAACGAATACGAGGATTGTTTGTCTCGTAATCCATTTCAATCATTGCTGGCAACATACCGTAGGTATTAAACCAGTCAGCACCCTGATACATCTGGATCTGTAGATCAGATGAGGTTACATAATAATTAGCGATACGAGTTCTCATATCAGCAGCACGGCGCTGAGTATCAGATACCATATTGGTTGCAGAGCAGTTAAAGGATGGCAGTGGTGCCATTACCTCTGCTAGGTCACGGGCAGCTACATCTACGAAGTTAGCAACTAATGGCTTTGGATAATCCTCGGAAAACATAGATGGATATACTTTTGATATATCACCTTGGCGCACCGATAGAACATCACGCATACGTTGATCTCTAGCGGCATACCTAGTCTGTATGCGAGCTGCTTTCGCAACTACCTCTTTAGGTGTTAACAACTTTTCTCCTTAGATAAATGTTTTATCTTTTTGCAATAGTAGTTCATCAATATTTATAACCATCCGCTTAGCCTTTTCTTTATTGGATAGAAACGGATTCTTTAGATGATGAGTTTGGTATTGACCGTAGTTAATCATTTCTCTTGCCCTGATCTCGCAGAACCAAAGCGCCATAACCATATCGGTCTTACCCTTAGTGGCAGGTGACCAAGTTATCAACTGCTCTATAAGAGCTTTGACATTCTCGGTTTGATCACTAGGCAAATGAATCAGATTATCTCTGTGGTGTTTGCCATCGTGCTGCTTTGTTCCAAACAGTGTAGACATAGAGGCCACACCGAATCCTGAGTCCCACTTGTTATTACCTGTGTGGTGTTCTTTAAGTACAACTCCACGAGTTGCAAGATGTTGGCGTATACCTTCATCCTGCGTTAGGAAAGATTGGAAAGCGTTACGCTCTACGATCCATTCGCTAGGCTTATATAGATCTGTCCAGTCAAATATTAATTGGCGAATCTGCGCTGGAGATGGCCTTGAAATCTTGATAGCATCAACAATATAACGCTTATGGGTAGCACGATCAATAGCATAACAAATAGCAGCAGTGTCCCCAACCATTGCAGGATCAAGACCGCAAATATAAGTAAAGCCTTGAGTATCTTTAGGATGACCTGGATAGCCTGGATTTAAACCACCACTCTTTCGCATACCATCAATAGATCCTCTAACACATACTGGATCAAAGACTGCATCATCTGATATATCTTGTTGCTGATAGATGAGCGCCCAAGTTGAGGCATCCATAGATTGACGTTCATTAAATAAATTTCTACCAGACCAGCGAGGATATAGACCTTCCTCATTTTTGTCTGTTTCCTCTTGCCCATCAAAGGGTTGATCAGAGGCGGGCCATAAGGTAACCCACTTATCGGGATCCTCATTAGTATCTAATAGGGCTGGCATTGCTAGATAAGTCCAAGGTACTAGGCCACCAGGATATCTATCTGAGTTGCGTAGCTCCTTGTATAAATCTACAGAGGCTACACGGGTACCAATAATAATTAACTTACCTGTTGGGTTAAGACGAGATCTAACATCTTGTGTTAACCACTTGATCTGTCGTTCAAAGTCATTTGCATTAGATAAAGTAACAGCATCATCTACTATGATCATATCTGCTCGTTTACCGTAGATCTGACCGCCAATACCAACTGCTTCTATATTGGGATCCTTCTCACTGGATTCACGCAATTCATCCCCGAAGGTAACACGGGTCGCTTGCCAGGAGGCTGATTTAGATTTGAACCCTACCCCAGCAGCGTATGCTGCTTGTAGGTCCTCGTACATCGGGTGAGTCAGTCGTTGCTTGATGGCGTAGAGAAAGTCACCAGCTAATCGCTGGGTCTGTGAAACTATTAAAACTCTAAAGTTTGGGTTCTGACATAGTAGCCAGGTTACGTAGTCAACTGTAATGGTAATTGACTTGGCGTGGTTAGGAGGTATGTTTAAAAGTATGCGGTTGTTATTTAGACCCTTCTCATACTTCATATTAGGATGAAGCCAGCCTGGGTCATTACCCTCTATTACATCAACTAGATTTTGTTGATGGGGGAAGGTTGCGTTATGAAGGAAGCGTTGCCGAAACTCTGCAAAGGTAAGATCGTGAACATCACTAGAGGCGAAGGATTTATCTCTAAGACCTAACCTAGTTCTATCCATCTTATCTGCGAAGACCTTGTCGGTCCTGCGGTAGTACTCGTAAGTCTTTATAGATTTGCCGGCTGAGGCACAGCCTTGCTCAACTGTCATTCCTTCAGCTACACAACCTAAGATAATTCTTTTCGCTATGTCTGCTGAGTTCTCAGCCATCTAATTCCCTCTGTGGATAAAGCTGTGGATAAGCGCCGTAATTGAAATCTTTGATTTTATACTAGGCCCAGAATATTATACTGGAGAGAATATTACACTCCACCTGCCGCTTGCGTTTGTAGTCCGGTAACTCCCGAAGGAGCCACAGCGACTGAGGGGTAAACCTCGTCTTGCCCTTAGGGGGCATCGCCGAGGTTTCACCGAGGCGAGGTGGTCGTAAAACTTATCACTCCCCGTTTTACTCCCCTACTATATATAAGGCGGGAAATTAACTCCATTTCCCGTTTTCTGGTAAAAAATCTTTTATAATGTGATACACCTCACTTACAAAGTATATCAAATCGGACATTACGGGCATATATAGGTAGCTTCACTTTAGTCAAAATATTTATTTGGGGAGTACAGTACAGATCAGCGCAAAAGTTAAAAGGGGTGGGTAGGTTATCCACAGGCAGACCGACACCCTGCCCCCTTGTTGCTGGCGTATCGGTGGCAGTTGCCCGCTTATTGGTAAGGATTGGAAGGCGTGCTCAACTATCGGCAGGATTTAATTTAATATCTCCCCAACTGCCAGCCCTTGCTAAGCCCGCCAGCCCAGCCCCAGCCAGCACTAGCCAGCCCATAAACTCCCAGCAAACTCTCAGCCAATCGTTATCATTTCGTTATCAAAATATAATTGACAATGGGGGAGTGTGTGTTATTGTAATCCTATTGAGGCACACCGCCTCAATTAAGAGCCCAAGAGGAGAATAAATAAATGACCCGTAAAGATTACCAACTAATCGCTAAAGTGTTTAATGATTTTAGCAAGGTAATAGACTTAAACGAAACAGTAGGAGCAGAAATCGCTCTCTGTCTTGCTGATGACTTACAAGCAGATAATCCCCGTTTTGATCGTGAGCGTTTTCTTACTGCTTGCGGATTGGGGCAAAACTAATGAAATACACAATCACTAACGAAACCCTTAAAAGCAGGGCGCAAGATATTCAAAAAGAGTTTGAGAATGGCGGGGCTAGTTGGGAAGGGGTAGCCCTTGAGATAGCCCGCCTTGAATTAAGCCTTGAGGCGATAAAGAAGGAGGGCTTGGGTGTTGAGATTGGAATTGACCTTGGCACTTGGGACGGGCATTACTGCGCTAGTGAGGAAGACATTACGCATTATGACCCTAAATGCTGCCAGCACGATTACGAAAGTGGCTGCCCTTGCTGCTTGGGTGATTGTCGCAACTGCCAAGATGTGGGAAATATCCAAGTAATTTAGTGGCGGGCTATCGCCCACTTGCTACGGGTGGGCGGTGGCACTCTCCTAAACAATTAAAAGAGAGTGGGAAGGATAGAAATATGGCTAAGACAATCAAAACCACCACCCTACTTGCTGATAGTGAGGGCAAGGTTTGGGCGGAGGCTTTACTAAGTGAGGCGCAAGTTAAGCGCATAATCAAGGGCTATGAGAGGGTGGGCGTTAGCCTTACCGCTTACGGCTCACCTAATCAAGTAATCAAGCAAGTGAGAGAGTTAGAGGAGGCTCTAAGTGCTTAATTGTTTTAAGTGTGAGAGAGAGGTCAATCCCCTGGCTCTATTCCCTGGCTTATTGTGTGTGGAGTGTTATGCGCTAACAGAGGAGGCTAATGCGCCACTTACAGGGGAGGGCGTGGCAAGTATGTGGCGTAATCCTAAGCTCATAAGTTAATGGTGTCTTATCCTTCACTTTACCCTCTAAATGGGGTAGAGTGGGGGGTGAGATACTCTTAAAATATAAGGGTATTAACTAGACGATAGGAGCAAGTTATGGAGTATAACGGCTGGAGTAATAGAGAAACCTGGGCAACTAAGTTATGGATAGATAATGACCAGGGGCTTTACTATTACGCTAAAGATATGGCAAGTGGATATAGTGATGAGGATAAGAGAGGGCTGGCAGACTCTTTAGAGGAGTGGATTACCGAATTATTAGATATGGAGCAAGTATTCACCGCTCCACCTGCTCAGCGTAAAGAGTTAATTATGATGGCCTCAGATATTGGCTCACTTTATAGAGTAAATTGGTATGAAATCGCTGAGAGTTTATTAAGCGAATTGGTGGAGGCATAATGAAATCACCTACCTATTACAGAGTGAGAAGGCTAGTTAGGATTAGTCTTGCCACAGCTTTATTCACTCTAATTTATTTAATCGCAACCCGTATATGGTGGAGTGATGGTGGTTTATGTATCGGCACAATGTTGGAGTGTGGTTTATGAATATAGTCTGCTCAACTTGTGCCATAACTGGTAATCGTATCTGCCTACATATCAGCGTGGGAGATAGAGAGGATACGGGCAAACTATACGCAACCGCTTATGGTTTGGTATCTGCTGAGGAGTTAAACAAAATAGAGAGAGAGGTCAATTACTGATGAATAAATGCCGATACTGTAAGGAGCAGGGCTTAGTGCTATCCATAATAAACGCTGATTACTCTTGCGAGTATTGCGGAAGGTGGCAGGGTGCTACCTTAAATAGTGCTTGGCTAATAGAGAGAGAGGGCGCAAGATGATAGAGGAGGAGAGTTTAATGCTTAGGACTAGGCCTGAAAGCGTGGCAGATAAGGTGAAAGAGCTACGCAGTATTGCCGACAAGATGATGAAGCAAAACGCACTTTACTGCCTAGATATCCACGCACTAGCGGTGGATATTAGCGAAGGACTAAACCTAGAGGAGTAAAGTGTTATCTCTAAAACCAGTATTTTA